ACCTCTACGGGATCGAGCGGGCGATGCAGGACGAGCCGTCTGTGCTGATCATCGATGGCGTCGATCCGTGCGCAGACCGGGTATGGGATTTTCTGTCGCAGCTCGCCGGGCAACCGACGTGGACGCTGCACCGGAAAGGCCAATGGCCGCGGCGGGTGGCGGCGCCGACGATGATCGTCACGGCGCAGGCGCTGCCGGCCGGATGGTCGGCGCCAGACCACATCTGGCGGGTGATCGAGCTTTTGCCGGTCACGGCCTGACCATGGCTGAAAGAGCGGAAATGCACAGGAGCTTGACCAAATGACCGACCAGCGAACACCGCAGCACACTCCCGGCCCGTGGCGGTGGGAGCTGAACGAGAACAGCAGGTGCTTGAGCCTTGTTGGCGGCAAGCCGATGTATGACCTGACGATTATTCGTCCGACGCGATGGGGCATGGGCAGTGCAACGTTGCTGATTCGCGACACCGCACACAACGGCATGAACATTCTCCACAAGCTGCACGATCGCCGAGACTGGATCGCGCCATTCAAGGGACGTGAACATCACGCTCACCGGTGCGCAGGCGTGAGTCACCCCGACATGCTTCTGATCCAAGCCGCACCGGACATGTTGCAGGCGCTGCGGCGAACGGCGCTGGTGCTCGCTGCGGTCTGCGAGAAGCACCCGGAAATCGGGGCTGATGAAGTGTATGAGGAAGTCAGCAAAGTGCTTGAAGAAGCGATTTTTGGAAAGAAATAAGGCAGCCAGCTGGCGTAGACAACGGAGCGGCACGTCGAGCCGCCAGAGCAATGGGAAAGGGTAGATTGCACAATGGACACTATCAGTGAGTTGCGGAGATTTAACCGCTGGCGTCGCGGTACTGAGGCGTTGCACGAAGACGAGATGCCTAGCCCACGGTATGTAGGCAGAGTAATTGACGATGCATGCGATGAACTGGAGCGACTGCGCGGCGAGATTGTTGAACTGCTGAATGTCGTCAATCTTCTTGCATCGCCTCTGGAGATTGACGGACCTAACCACGCTGCCGAAGTGAAGCGAGCGCGCAGCCTGCTGTCGGCTTTCGCGAAGCCAGGACAAACGCCAGCCACGGATGGTAATTTGAACTGGACTGCAATGACAGACAGAATGCCAAACCCTGATCAACACGACCGCGTGCTGATTTACACGCAAGGTGCCGACTTCGCCGGTGAACATGTTTTTGATGTGAAGACGGAAACGCTCAACCTGATTGACGACAACGACCGACTTGATCCGTGCCCGTTCTGCGGAGCGGAAGCGGAGATCATCTCGATTACGGGCGAGACCGACGCAATAAACACGGGAGCGCAATGCGTGCAATGCACGAGCAGCGCATGCGGGGCGTCCAGTGCGCTGATTTACCCGCTGATGGGTGATGTCACAGACTTGCTTATGCAGCGGTGGAACAAGAGACGTAACGCACGAGATCACGGGCTTCCGCTAGGCTGTACCGAAACCGAAAATCCGTGTGGCAACCTGCGAAAGATGTGGGCCGACGCCGACAAGAAGGCAAAAGACTACCGCGACAAGGGCGAGCTGAAACTGCTCGAGCAGATGCATGATGCATGGGCAGGACTGAAGGAATGCGGATGGAAGGAGATTCAGTATTGCCCGAAGGACGGGACGCGATTCGCTGGTCGAGCGCGTGCGTCAGTGCGACCCGATCGACCTCGAGCGGGCCAGGGCGATCAACGAGACCGCCCAGGTGATCATCAACAGCGTCAAACTGGAAGTCGACCGCATGCGAATCGCCGGAGGAGGAGACCGCGGGACCGACTTCATTCCAGTCCTTCCGGCGGCAGCGCAGCAATCCAGCGTGGCGGCGGAGCGACAGACCCAGACCGGCATGGAGACGGTGACGCCAATTCAGGGCGGAGTCCTTCGCCGGCATGTGATTCGATGAAGTACGAGACAAGGGTTACTGCGTTGGTGGTGCTCCCGGTCGGCCAGCCGACATTCTCGGAGATGGCTACGACAGTCGAGATAGCAGACGAAGCCGCCGGAGAGTTTGTCGAGGTCAAGCAGCGCGGGCGCGTGGACATCGGGAAGATTCAGATCAACCCGGAAGAGTGGCCATCGTTGCGGGAGGCGATTGACAGGCTTATCGCGGAGTGCCGGGACGAGCCGGATGGCAAGAATCCCAATGGAGGACACGAATGACCAGCGAAGAAGCAAGAGCAATTGCGCTTATTGATAATTGGAGCAAGGCGCAACTGGAACAGAAAGCCGCGACCACCGCCCCCGAATACCTGCGCCGCGCCGCCGAAATAATGGACGAGCGCGGGAAGCAATACGACTCGCCGCAGGGCGAGCGCAGCATGGGCCGATGCGTGGCGGCGTTCAACGCACTGACGCGGCGAGACCTGACAGAAGCGGATGGGTGGCTACTGCTGCAACTCCTCAAGGATGCTCGGCAGTGGTCCGGGTCTGGCTTCCACAGGGACAGCGCCGAGGACTGCACAGCCTACTCTGCGTTGAAGGCGGAAGCGCTGGAACGGGCATCTACAGACGAGAGACTGCCAATTGACGTTGCTCTTGAAACCGCGCTCTCTGTGCTCGAGCAGATCGCCACAGCGCCGAGAAACCGTGGGGCCAAACGCAGCGCATCCGCGGCGCTCGCCTTCCTGCGGACGCAGTTGGACATGGCCGCAACATCGCACAAACACCAGGGTGATGACGCATGAAAGCAGAAGGCCGCACAGAAACACTCGTTCTGGCCAAAGCCTTGCGCGAACTCGCGCGAACGATCCACAGCGACGACGGGGTCGCAAATGCCGCTATCGCAGAGGCTGCAGAGAGGCTTTCCGAGCACGACGCTGCGATGCTTGATGCCGCGCGCTTTTGCTGGTTGGCCAAGATGGCGCTGTTTGTGGACATGGTTTCCGACGCCGACAACCTGGTGCAAATAGGGCACGACACAGTGATCGCCAATCCGACAACAGGCCGCACACTGCGCGAGGCTGTGGACAACGCGATTAAGCGTAACGACCAGCAAACATGAAAACCATGTTTATCATCCACCAGCCGGGCAATGCGCCACGGGTCGGATACCAGCTCGGGGACGAGGCGACCAGCCTGCGCAAATGGCAGGAAAGCTATCCGGGCGCAGCAATCTACGTGCTGCAAGCGCCTGATGTCCCGCCGCCAGGAACTGCCGTTGTGGTGACGGCCGACGAGTTCCTGGCAATTGGCGACGCGAAGATCGCATTGTCGCCAACGGAAAAAGAAGACAGCGATGAAATGCATAGGATGAGCCATGAAAGAAGGAAGAGAACTGTACAAGAGGGCAGAACTTCCTGCGGGCGCGAATGTTGAGCCGTGCCCGGTGTGCGGTGCCGATGCGGAGCTTTGGCAGTACAGCAAAGATTTCAAGAACGGGCCAATCGACAAGGTGGTGATGTGCACTAACGGCGAGCGGTTCGGCCCGCAGGACGGCGCAGTAAATGAAGGATGTTTGCTCTACATGCCGCCGCAGGACTTCTACCGGGGCCGGATAGCTGAAGCGGTGAAGTTCTGGAACGAGTACGCCAAGGTGCTGAACGCACAGCGCAGAGGGCGAAATTGGAAGCGGGCAGAAGTGCTACGCGAAGCAACCAACAACGCAAAAGTCAGCGGCGCCGGTACGGCGTCCGCGTGACTGCCGGGTTAGAGCCCGGCGCTACAGATAGGAGAAGAAGATGGGACGAGAAGTAAGGCGCGTGCCGGCCAACTGGCAGCACCCGAAGCAACAAACTCCGGACTACAGAACCGGCAGCATGGTTGAAAGCTACAAGCCGCTGTTCCCAGGCGAGCGCTACCAACCAAGCGTTGATGAGTGGGACGAGGAATGCGCCAAGTGGAAAGCGGGCTGGCGACCGGACTACTGCACCGACGATAAAAGACGCGCCATGACCTACGAGCAGTACAGCGGTCAGCGGCCGCACCGCGACAACTACATGCCGAACTGGCCCGAGAGCGAACGGACGCACTACATGATGTACGAGGACACCAGCGAGGGGACTCCGATTAGTCCGGCCTTCGCTACGCCGGAAGAACTGGCGCAGTGGTTGGCCGACAACGGGGCAAGCACCTTCGGCAACATGACCGCCGACTACGATCACTGGCTGCGCGTCGCTCGTGGCGAATGGGCGCCCGGAATGGTGATGCAATGCGGAAGGCTGGAGTCCGGTGTTCAAGGGCTCTAACGCCTGAATTCACCGGACCTGCGCGGCTTTTCGCGCAGGTCCGGTGGAATGATGGGTTGGGCGGCATTTTCAAATGATACATACATGCCTAAAAAATTACCGAACATCAACTGCCAGTGCTACCGGAACGGGAACTGCCTGCACCACGCGGCCCCCAGACGCTGGATTGGAAAGCCGCAATGCGTGCTGCTGGACGCGCCGAAAGACCCACGCACGAAGGCAGGCTGCGCGCTGCAATATGAGTACCCACGACCGGATGCGCCGCTGCGGCCACCACCGGCGAGAGTGATCCGGGAAGGCGTGAGCTACGACACGCTGATGCCGCCCAACGCGCAGTAGACACCTGAATCGGTGCATACCGCCAACAACGCCACCAGACATGCCACTCCTGACCATCGTTGAAGCCGCCACCCAGCTTGCCACCTCGCGCCGCACGGTCGAGCGCGAGATCGCTGACGGCAAACTGGACGTGATCCGTGTTCGCGGAAGCCGTCGGGTTGCGCAATCGGACCTTGACGACTACATTGCTCGCCAAAGGAGGGGCGAGCAATGGCAGTCTACAAGCGCGGCGATCGCTGGCACTACCGTTTTCAGGTCGGCGGCCGACCGTTCTCGGGCAGCGCTGGAGCAGGCGCTTCACGAGCTGCGGCTGTCCAGCTTGAAGCGCAGCGCCGAGCGCAAATCGCATCAGAAAGCGGCGGAGCGGCCAGGCACTCCACCGACGACGCCATCGCCCGCTGGCTGCGAGACTACGCCGGGCGGCTGAATGGCGCGGCGTCGCTGCAAAGCAAGGTCCGGGCCGTGGTGCAGCACACCCACGGCGCTGACATCACCGAGATTGTCGAGGTAGCCGCCAAGGTCCGCGCCGCCGGCGTTGCTGCCAACTTGTCCGCGGCAACGATCAACCGCAGGCTGGCGATCCTGCGCCGTGTCGCGAATCTCGCGCACGAATGGGGATGGCTGCAGGCGCCGCTCGGGCAGCGGATCAAGCTGCTGCCTGGCGAGCGTGCGCGGCACGTGTACCTGTCACCAGATGAAGTCGAGCGCCTGGCAGCATCCTGCAGCGATCCCGCATGTGCCATGGCGATCCGTCTCTCCGCGCGAACCGGACTGCGCGAAACCGAGGTGCTGCGCGCCGCGACGATCCGCGACGGTTGCATCGAGGTCGCCGCCGAGAACGCCAAGTCCGGGCGCCCGCGGCTGGTTCCGATGCCGCCAGACATGCCAGGTCTGGCGCTGCCGATCGGCCTCACCTACAACCAGCTGCGCCGAGAATTCGAGGCCGCACGGATCGCCGCAGGGCTGCCGCATGTGCGATTTCACGATTTGCGCCACACAGCGGCATCGTGGTGGCTGGCGACAGGGGCGAGCCTGGCGACGGTGCGCGACCTGCTCGGGCACTCGACGATCGCTGTCACATCACGGTACCTGCACCTTCTGCCCGGCGATCTGCTGCGCGGTGCCGCAGCCGTTGATGCAATGCTATGTCGCACAAAACTTGCACAGAACGACTCAAGTGATTGATTTTCAAGGCGGCTAATGGGATTTTAAGTCCCTTGTGTCTACCAATTCCACCACCCGGGCGCCTTTTGTTTTCAATGGCTTACATGCGTTTTGCAATGTCAGGAAGCGTCATTTTGTGCCACATTTGGCCGTTCAATGTCACACTGGCTGCACAAAAACTGCACAGCACGTCGGCATGAATTGGAGCGACGTGCAGGATAGCACGGCAGGTCGCCTTGTGTCTTCCATCCACGAAACCCGGCCCGCTCGACGCAGTTTCCCGCCGCGCCGATTACCTCGCAGAAGTCTGCGC